AGGTTTGCTCTAGAGAGGTCGTGCAGGTTTTTAGGGATGTTGGTCTTGAGGCCGTAATTGAAGATGTGATTACATCCTACAACGTAGCAACCGCCGTAGATGGTTTCGTTCTCCATCTTAGTAACCTCTCTCTTGTATACAGAGTTTGTAGGTTCTTTATAGCTGTTGCCTTTAAAGTAGAATCCAGTATTTCCGTGACGACTTTCTTTGGACTCGAAGAACATGCAATCGACAGACTTGAACTCAAAGTCCATAACGTCAATCATGTACTCGTCATAACCAAACTTATATTTTTTCAGATGCTCATCGTATGAGCTCTCACTCATTTTTGACAGATCATACCCATACTTCTTCTGGGCTTTTTTAGCGATCTCCTTCATCTGCTCTTCGCTGATCTGATCCCCAGCAATCCTTCTCAACTCGGAGATAGGCATACGCTTGATGTGACCAGCATAAACAACATCACCGAAGTTGGGATCTTCGGTGTAGCTATGCACAAAGTTTACAGGATCAACGTAGTCCTCGGTGATGCCGTAGTTAGGGTCGTTCTGTCTCTTCACAACAGCCATACCCACTACAGCTAAATCATTCACGCAGCGTCTGTATGTGGTGTCAGAGAAGTCGTTCCACTCAAGCGTCATGTTGGTGGCGATCTGTGCTGCGATCTCAGAAGATGATTTGATGTTATTGCCGATGAAGATCTCTGCTTCCTCGAGAGTGTCTGGAACCTCAGCCATCTTAGCCTGACCAACGCCGAGCTTGTCTGAGATCTGTTTCATCCCATCCTTAGACTGTACTTGCATCTCAATCTTTCTTCTCTCCAAATCTTTCTCTGAAGAGGAAAGCGGATCGACCGCCTCAAGATTAGGGTAAGGCTTCTTTGAGAGAATCTTGTTTACAACAATCCGCACAAACTTAGGCAGGATGGGGACCGGAGTAAAGTCTAGATTCAAGAAGCTACCATCACCGTTGTTGGGATCAAGCGAGGTAAGTAGCTGTCTGTAGATTGAAGTGTCTTGAGTTCCGTTCGCATACTTGCGATTCCTTTTGAAGATACGCTTTCTCCTTTGCAGCAGAGATTGTGCTGTATCCATGTCACCCCACTGGTCTAAGATCGCCTTAGCGTATCTCATTCCGTAAGCCTTCCCCTCTTTTACTTCCCTTGGCTCAAGCGGGTCTGGGAAACCCATTTTTGATTTCTTCTGACTTCCGTACATATCCTTGCAAATATAGAGAATCTATGAATGAAAGGATTTAGGCTTGTACTTACGAAAGAACTTCCTCTCGTCAAAGTTAGATTCTACTTTTTTCTTCTTCTCTTTTTGTGCCGCGAGAAGAGCCAGACCAGATGATATAGTAAGGTCATACTTGGTTCTCTTGTCGATTTTGTACGCTATCCAATCCTCTAAGGTTCGGTTAAAATACATATTCCCAAACACATCAGTCTCGGGCTTGATGCCTACATGGTTGTGTATGTAGTGCTCAATTGCTTGTGCGTGAGACTGTATCATATCCACTGAGTTGGAAGGCACACCCTTGGTCTTCACTCTTACTTTACTACTTGAACTGGAGAGGTGTTGTGGCCTGTCCATCAGATAGTTATCGTATCCTCTTTGCTCAAAATATCTAGCGATCCCATACTTGTTATTCTCTATCAAAAGAGGGTAACCGTAATAGAATGCAGCCATCAAAACATCCTCATAAAATATGGCAGCGAGGTCTGGACGTGAAGCATACTCCAACACAAACATGTTGGATGGTGCCTGCATGTTGAACTTGTTGTACAGGTGCATAGCTCCCTTCGACCCCCTGCCATCCACAGTCTGATCAAGATCGTAGCTATCGACACCACCCACACCTACATGTGAGTTTGCAGGTGACTTCTTGCCGCCCCTATCTTCAGTGTACTTGTTTCTATGCTGAGACTCTGGGTGCCACGATACTCGGAATCTACCGTGAGGGTCAGGAGAGAATACAACCTCTTTGTCTTTCTCCTTCCAGATAAAGTTCCCCTGTACTACTGGGTCTGGATACAGGTTGTTGTTGTGGTCAATCTGCTGGTAGATCTTACCCACGTTGAACACACTACCTTCGATGCTGTCACGGAACGCCTCGTCGATACTCCACGGAAACTGTCGAACTATCTCGTTCATTTCCTTAGGGTTGTTCTTCAGCGCATTCCTTTCGTTCTTCAGGTATGTCTTGGACCCGATGTCGATCATCTCCCCGTCTATCCCCATCACAGGTTCCTCAGGATCTTCGGCTACGCAGTTTCCGTACTGATCAAAGAATCCTT